CACTAGCTGTCATTTCTCCTACTGTCTTAGGTGTCTTACTTGATACACGATTTTTAGGTCTACAGGCTGGATAACCTCGCTTCTCACCCTTTTTACGACCACAAGGTTTACCAGTTTTTACATCAACCCAGTTTTCTTTGAACCAGCGTGTAAGACCACCACTACTTCTTGCCACGTTTACTCTCCGTGCGATAAGTTCCACCACGTTTTTTATACTCTCGTACAAGCCACGCATTGGCATAAGCAGAAGGATAAACCTTGAATTTACATTCGCCACGTTTTTTACCTCCCTTCTTTTTCTTCTTCTTTTTCTTAGTTGTAGAATGATACATGATAAGAATTACGTAGTTCTTAATATATTCTAAACGCAGTTTGACCTAATGTCTCTGGTTTTGCCAAGTTAAATTGCTGTAGACAAAGATAACCAAAAGCATCAAAAGCATGGTCAACTCCTAGATTTTTATTAGGAAGTCCAGTATTTGGTGCATATGTAAGAGTTCTCAATGCTTTTATTAATTCTTTACATCTTGGATGAATAAAAGTTCTTTGATCTCCATTTGCATCCAGCAAGGCAGTATTAACAGCAGTAATCTTATCTCTGATCTTCCAAGGACTTTTAGGACTCATAACTGTAAAACCAGATCTTCTAAGTATCGTATGATCTGTAACTCCCACCCCACTGGTCTTTCTTGCACTACCAGTTGGATCAGGACAGGCAATAATTCTACGATCAACTCCATACCGTCTTGTAACCTCTTCAGCAAAATCCCAAGTGGTAGCACCACCCGTTAGCATGATCTCATCAAACACATATAGGTTATTGTCATGCTTATATGCACAGATTCCTGCCATAGGGTCCACGTTAAAGTCCAAACCCAAAAGCAATGGCATCATATGTAAATCTTGTACTTCCTTATCAATATTGTCATCACTAAAGCTGACAGCCACCAAACCAGTAAGATTCTCAAAACTAGCCTCAAATTCCTGTCTGAAAGTTCTTGCATCTAATTGTGACCTTGCTGCTTCTACTTCCTCCTTTGCAACATTACCCCCTTCTATCGTAGTAAAGCTCCATCTTTGCCAATCATCCCACTCCTGTTCACCACAAAAACACCACATATCATAAAACCAACTGGCAGTACCGTCAGGAGTACTAATAAACAATGCCCACCCCTGTTTATCTGCTAAAGCTGGTCTTATAACTTCTGCCCATACATCTCGATCCATAAACGCAGCCTCATCCAATACGACACCAGCCAAACTTCTACCTCTCAATGCCATCGCATTTTCTGTTCCTTTCAACTCAATTGTCGATCCATTTATCAATTCCAACCTCAAATCTGTTTCATTTTTGCTTTTTATCCAAATATTTGGTGTTAACCTTTTCAATTCCTTCCAAGCAATATCTTTTGCCATTCGATAAGTAGGAGCACAATAGAAATACACCTCTCCAGGCCGATTGATAGCCCCTCTGAGTAGTTCAATACAGCTTAAATAGCTCTTTCCAAACCTTCTTCCAGCAACCAACACCCTAAATCTTTTATCACTATTAAATACCTCCCCTTGAGCATACCTCAAACTTATCTCTTGCTGTTTTGTAGCCGTCATACACTAAAAAATAACAAAAAATTCAACTATTACCCCCTATTTATAGCCTATTTCCGCTTTTTTAGGTTATTATTCGATTATTAACACCCATACAGTAAGTCCGTGGCTTCCTCTATTTTTGATCCTGAGATTATTGCAAAAAGAAAAGCTAATATGGTCCCCCGTGGAACTGCTCAACAAGTACAACAACGTGCCCAACGTCTATACTCTCGTCAGTTAGAAGGTAAAACTACACGTTCTCTAGTCTTAGAACACGCAAAAATTGAAGGAATATCCGAAGTAACAGCCTGGACCGATTGGAGAAAAGTTAAAGAATGGAATAAAGAAGATTGGGAAAAAGATAGAGAAAATCTTCTACCTAGACTTCAAGCAATGCGTATTCGTTTATTCAATAAAGCTGTTAAAAAAGGTCAATTCCAAACTGCTGCTCAAATTCTTGATTCACTTGGCAAAGTAATAGGAGAATCTGTAGAAACTGTTAACATTCAAGCTCCTGAATTATCTATCCGAGTAGAACCAAAAAATTAACCAATATATATTTAAGTTATCCGTGTAATATATACATGCAAAAAATTTTGCAACTAGTCCCCCAGGTGTTACAAAATAATTTAGTCTCTATAGCTCACATACGTACGTATAAGCTACCTTGTCTAAGTTTGGATAGAAATATATATCTTGAGGTTTTAAACCTCTTAGAAATCCATTTAACCTTAACTCTCTCACTTGATAATCTTCTATCTCAAAAACATCATCAAGTTCAGTATCTAGAGTCTCAATACTCATAGATCTACAATCATCGCTGAAGTCTTTATTGATAAACATTATCTATATTCTCCATAGCTTTGTAATTCTACTCTCTTAACGCTATGTCTATATGCTCCATAGTCTAAGTCTAGCTTATTCGCTTTGTTGCTAGCTCTAGTTCTAGAAACATATTCTCCAATAACTTTTGGTTCAGATATGCTATCACCAATAAATAAAACTTGATATTTTATTTGTGGTTTTGTAGTAGTCATTTGCTGGAAGGTGTAACTATTAATATAATAAACCATTTAATATCATTTTGCTATTATGTTAACAAATAAACATATTTAATATTAATCTAATATCTAGCTAGACAATAGACATACAATATGCTTATAATAAGATATCCTTTATTATTACTTAAAATCTATTATCTAAACATCATTAATATTTTTTTCTATATTATTGATATTAAGATTTTATATTTTACAAATCAATAAAGGATATATATAAAAAAATTAATTTATTTTTTAACCCTTCCGATGATTAAAAACTTATTCTTACTTAGTTCCTTGTTTGCTATCGGTATTTTATCCGCTATGGATTCAGGACTAAACAAAAGCACGCTTAACCAGTGTACTAATAACAATTCAGATACGGCCTGTGAGTACCTTTTAACAAATGGCACAGACTATCAAAAGAAGATAGCCCAGGAAACATTATTAATTCGAGGACTTTAAAAAATGAATACAAAGGAAATTTTTAACCAGTTACAAGAAGCAAAAGAAATTTTACAAGCTTGTAAAGAGATTATTCCTATTGATAAATTTTTAAGTTGTGAAGAATACAATACAATACTTTTAAGCCTTGTAAAAGATTCTTACGAATACAACAAAAATAAAGAAGCATATGACTTAATTTTAAATAAATTATTTAATGTTTCTATTATCGAAGTTGAAAAGCTTATCACTATTCAAGAGATAGCAAAAGAGCAAGAAAGAAGAATAAATGAATTAAGTAAACCTTTAACAAATAAACCAACTATAACTAACTCTTAATTGAGTTAGTTTTTTATTTTTTTATTATTATGAAAACTCAAAAAACATTTTGTAATACTGATCGATATGTATTCGATTATGATATGTGCAGTTTTAAAAAAGGATTTGCACAGATAGACACTACTGAAGATGCTAGTTACTTTGGGAACTGGATTAATTTTAAAAGCCTGGAATTAATAACTTATTGTGAGGGTGATTTAACAGTTATTAAATGTGATGATATAGAAGAATTTAAAGAGCAACTTTTAAAAGTTGTTAGTTGGTATAAAAAGAATAAATCTTTTATAGGTATAGATTTAATGTGCAGTGATGAGATTAAAAAAGATTTTAATAATTTAAATCTAGATAAAAATTATTATTTATATAAGTAATAATTTCTTATAGTCTCGAATTAATCGAGATTATAAAAAACTATTTTATATAAATAGTTTTATTTGTAAACCTTCCAATTTTTAACCCATTATGGAACATACTTTAGAACCTAAAGAGGCTTTTAACCTTTTTAAAGTTCCTTCAAAATTAGAAAATATTGTAACCGCTCTAATGGTTAGTATTATTTCTAATGATAAAAAGAGAATAAATGAAGCTATAGAAACTGCTGATTTTTTCGCATTAGAATTAACTGCTAATGAAATTGAGTTAGCAAAAGCTTATGTAGTTAAAATATTAAACCATATAAGAATAATAAATGGTTTATCACCTATGGGAGATATTAACAATGCTTGAGTATAAACCTATGGAGAATAAAAACAAATGAATAAAAATAATAATGGATTAATCCTATTTAAAGGCCGTAGCCTTATTAATGATATGCCTATCATAGTTATTGCTACGGGATTAAAGGCCGTAACCAGTAATAAAAAAACAGGTAATATGATTCAAACCTGGATTTTATATGATGGGTTAGAACCTCATAAAGCTTTTAAACTTCGAAAGTATGGAAGTTCAGTTTGTGGAAATTGTCCTCATGCTGGTTATAACAATAATAGTTGTTATGTAAAATGGTTTCATGCTCCATTAAATGTTTATAAAGCTTATAAAAATAATAGATATGATTATTTTGATGGCGATTATGAAATTTTTAGAGATAAGTCTATAAGATTTGGAAGTTGTGGAGATCCCACATTAATTCCAATTCACATAGTTAAAAATATTATTGAAGTTTCAAGTAATCATACTGGTTATACACATCAATGGGATAAGCAATTTGCTCTAGCTTATAGAGGTTTATTCCAGGCAAGTGTAGACAGTTTTGAAGAATATTTAAAAGCTAGCAGTTTAGGTTTTAAATGTTTTTACGTCAAACATGAAAGTGTAAAGGATCCTGATAATTTTATTCATTGTATGGCTAGTGTTGAAAAGGGAAATAAAACTAATTGTAATATTTGTAATTTATGTAATGGAAATAAGGCCGATATTGTTATAAATGCACACGGTAACACTAAAAATAACGTATTAGTAGAGGTTTAAATAATGAAAAATAATATATTAAATAATCTTTTTTTGAGAGCTATTAATTTAAATCAAGTTAATAAATTAAATAAAAAAGATTTATACAAGTTATCTGAAATTTTAAAAAAAATAAAATAGTTATGGCTAAACAAATTGAATATAGGGAAGATTGTTTTGAAACAATTAGGGAAGGTATTAAAGGCAAAAAAGCATTAAAGGCAATTATCGATGATTGCGTAGCAACTTATCCTGATGTACATCCTCAAACTTTTAGAAAATGGTATAAAAAAATTAAAAAAGAAAAAGAGATTGAAGAATGGGAGAATGCAAATTTTATGGATTTGCAAAATAGAAAACAGGAGAAGATCGCTTTTAAAGAGCGATTATTCCAGGATGCAAAAAAAGATTATATAAAGCATTATGACTTACAAGAGGACATAAAAGTAATTATGGCTTTAAGAAGTGAATGCTTATCACATTTAAAAAACATTATTTAAAACCATTATGGCTAAATTAGCTAGCTAAAAAAAATTATGATTGATAACCCATTAGAAAACCAAACTTTAGAACAATATGACAATCTTTATGTCAATGAAAAGTTTGAAGAGCATTGTTCTAATGCTGCTAAAGAACTAGCTAAAGAATATAATCTAAATCCAGATTATTATAAACCTTTTATAAAGTTCTATATTGAAGAATGTAGAGAATCAGATAGAGGTTATTTTTTCGGTAGTCAAAAATATATTATTGATCTTTGGTGGGATCATAATAAAGATCTATATGAAACTAAAACACCCTATATGGAGATTTAAAAATGAAAACTAAACTTGAAGAGATCAGAGATTCTCTTAATAAATATATCAATGATGAATTAGAAAAAAGTCCACCTGATAGAGATTGGGAAGTTTTTAGTTTTGAAGATGATCTCTATGAAATTATTGAAGATTTGGAAAAAATTATTTACTTTGATCCAACACCTTAAGATCAAGTTTTTTCAGATTCTAATTTTTTTAATAACAAATCAATAGCCTCTCTGATTAAAAAACCTATGGACATTCCAGGTTTTGAGAGGCTTTTTAATTGGTCATATTTTTCTTTTTCAACACCAATACTGATTCTTTGTAACATAATTAAAGGCGATATACTAAATTAATATTAGCATGATATCACAGTAATAGTTAAGGAAGTTATATGAATGGCGACAAAAAGAAAAAGAAAAGAACCAAAAGAAAAAGAATATATTATATGTAAGTAAATATTTATTATATAAATAGATAATAATAATATATATATATATAAATATATATATACA